CATCCCATAAATTTGTAACTAATCTTGTTGAAATCATACCGCTAAATTTTAAAACATAAAGGGGCCATCCCTGACCCCCTTACACTCATGTAGTTTAGTCTAGGTTGAAATCAGATGATGACTTTTTAGGAGTAATGATATCATCATCATCCCCAAATCTCTCCACTTGTTTTGGTTCTTTTGGTTTCATGATATGTTTATCTTCCTCAAATTTTAGAATTTTTGCACTATCCATCTCACCAAATGCATAACTTCCATTTGCATTATTCGGGAAGAACAAGTTATAGTCTTTGTAACCATCTTTGTTCTCATATTCTCTACCTGCAATACAAGTATCCATATATACATTCTTAAATGGTGCAGTCTTGTTAAATGCTTCTATAAACTCCTCAATAGTTGAATGTTGATTGTGTTGTTCTTTCATCCAATCAGAAATATTTAGAGCTCTAGATAAATTCTGTAAGAACATTAGTATTGCTCTATCTCTAATAACTGGGATTCCACTCTTTGTTTGACCATCAGCAAAAGCATAATAACTAGCTTTCACTTTACCAATTTGACCTTGGTATCTCCCTTTTGATTCATCATTATCAATTAGAAAACCTTCAAATCCCTCAATTGGTTCTGTTTCAGCATGCACAATAACATGATAAGCTCCATCTATAAAACTAAATGGTTCTAATTCTAGTTTGTGAATTTTTACTCTGTAATTACCTGGTTGAATCTTCTTTGGTAACTTTTTACTTCCGTCACCACTTCCTAAATCTAATGTACTTAATGCCATTTTACTTTACTTTTTAAATTATTAAACAAAAACTTTATCCCATGATGTCTTTAGAACACCGTCAATCATCTCAGAAATTACTATTTCTTCATTACGCAAATGCTCTGGTCTTGCACCACAAGTAACCTCATCATTTGTCTTGAAAGACAAGATGGTTTGATTACCTTTTCGGTACATATATCCAATAGCATCTGCATTTGCACAAATTAAAGATTTTATTTTACCTGTCAAATCAATGTTTGCAGACATAACCATCTCACCTTTATCATCTACCTGCTTGTCCTTAATGTGACCAGATAAAATAATTTGGGGTGCTAATGTATCAATAAAATCTAAAACTTGAAAGAATGCTTGCCTAACATATAAGTAACCCGCACCATTTGGTAAAGTTAGAATACTGTCTCCAGAATAATTCTTACCCATTGGTGTTTGTTTATACAAGTTAATTGCAAGCGGCATAACCATATCTTCCAAAGCTGTCACAGTATCAATTGTAACATACTTGTACGGATAGTTAGCTTCTTTAATTGCTTTACCAATCTCTTTGAGCTCTTGTAGATTATTTGCTTTTACTTTAATGGCTTCAACATAGTCTGCACCATTTTCTAAATCAATAATTAAATTACCCTCAAGACCAGCAAATGCACTTGTCTTACCAGTTTTAGGCTTAGAATAGATAATTAATCTTTTAGGATTAACTCTATCAGCTTTTACTTTTTTAGTTGGAAGTACTATACCCATGTTATTTGTTTTTAAGTGCTACTGCAAGTTTCTGAAATCCAGCTGCAATCTCTAATAGAATAGCAGATACATCACCTGAACCTTCTACATCTTTCAGTTTGGGAACAAACTCCTCTTCAAAGTCTGGAAAAACACTTAACTTCTTCTGCTCTACAGGCTCAGTAGTTCTGTTCTTCTCATATTCATTATAAGGAATTTCTTCAGAACCTTTGTTTACACATACCAACTCTGAGGTAGGTATGATATAAGCAGAGTATTCTTCTCCTCTTGAATTTGTAGAAACTTTAACTTCATACTCTTCTTTAAAATAAGGATTGTATCTGCATTTGAATAGTGGTCTTTCCCAATACATTGGGACCATATCTGTTTCCATGCCTTTAGCATCTCTAACAATATCTACCAATTCTACATAAATATCAGAGCCCTTATTTAATTCATTTTCAAATAACTGGATCTGTCTTCCAAATTTACCTTTGCTATAAAAAGCAGTTTTTGCAGTAAATTGGTAACTAGAACCTAGTTTGTCTAGATAACCAGAGTGATGTTCCATCAACTCTTTTTCTTTGTCTTTTCTGTTATACATATTTTAAAATTAATGTGATGATGTAGGTGGTGCATCAATTTCAACAAGTCTCATAACAGTGCTGTCCAACTTGTAAAAGTTCATACCCATGAAACCATTTCTTGATTTTAGTATGTGAAATACCAAAAGATCTGGATCATTAATAATATACTTTTCTGGACCATAGAATTTAATTCTTCTGTTAAAAGGTTTGTTGATACCCAATACTACATCAGCATGTTGTAATAAAGCATCAGAACCATATAAATCAGAGTCAAGAATATAATTTCCATATGTACCATCTTTTGTTCTTTCTATAGTTTCAACATTTCTGTTTAACTGACTGAGAACTAAGAATGCCACAGGAAACTTCTTTTTCATTTCTGTAAGGCCTTCACCTAGTGTATAGAGCATTTCAAACTTATCCTTCTGCCCCTTACCAACTCTAAATAAAGCTGAGTGATCTATAGTGACCAAAGTATTTGTGTATCCCTCTTCTGTTTTATGCTTCTCCATATAAGCATGAATAGTAGCACACATCTCATCCACTGTACATGGATCATACACCACATCTACTAAGTCATACTGTTCTGTGCTATCATAAAAGTCTACACATTTTTGAAAAATACCTCTGTCCACAGGCTTTTCCTTACTCATCAGAGTATTATAATCAGAACCAACATTCATAGACAATTTTCTAATACCATTTGTCTCATCTAGCATCTCAAACTGAAACTTTAATATCCTGAACTTTTGGTCACCATTCAACTTAATGACATCATTAACCAATTGTTCCATAAATAAAGTCTTACCTGTTCCTGGTCTTGCACCAACAACTGTAATAGTTCTCCATTCTAGACCATCACAAAAAGCATTATTAAAATTCACCCAAGCTGTCTTCAATGATTTTAATTCACCATTGTGTCTAGCTTTCATTTTATAGAGTGCTTTTTTAAGAGCGTCTCTTTCACTAACAGCCTTTAGAGGGCTTGCATCATTATACATATTCTATAGATTAATCTTCTTCGGTACCTTCTGTAGAAGGCTTTATTATGTCATATAGATGGTGAGAAATAGTAATTATAGCTTCTATAGCTATATATTTCCAAATACTCATCTCTATAATATAATTGTTAATTATCAAGTACAAGCATGCACTGCCTATAATTGCAATTAACAACTTCTTAAAATTTATGTGTATCAAAATAGTCTTTCTTTAATAAATATTATTTCATCATCTGGTTTGTTTAAAATTATCTCACAATAATCAGCCAAGTCTGAGTCCCAAGTTTTGTCACTGTTTTGCTTTCTAATAAAATATTGAGATGTTCTCATGTACTGATAGTTAATCTCTCTGTATTCCAAAACATATTTCTTTGTTGCTAACAAAACTGTTTCCCAATCATAATCATAAGTTTCAAAGAACCATCTAAATGCATTCTCTAAGTTTTTAGAGTTAGATCTTGCATACTTACCACTGGCAAGTTTAATGCTTGGAAATGTTTCTGAATACTTCTTTACAGAGTCTTCAAAATTGTCCCCCAATAAAAATTTAGATGTTTTTTTCTTTGACTTCTTAAAATATCCGTCAATCTCAGTAGTAAAGATAATACTTTTATCTGTTAATGACAAATCTTCATTTAACCATCCATCAGAAATTAATCTTTTTATCTCTAATTCCTTGTTTACAAAGGAACAAGGAATTATACTTTGTTTTACACAATGTAAAATGTAATAACTATTTGGGGTTATACCCTCTCTTACAAGCTTTAAAAATATATCTTCCATATTACCAATGTATTGTATTACCACTAGACTCTTTTACTATATTTTTTATCTTAACAAAGATATCATTACTGTCCCACTTAGAACCGTTATAAGCAGCAGAAGCCGGATGCTTAACAGTAAACTTATGATCTGTATTTGTAGTAAGTTCAGACCATTCTTCAGCTTTTTTACCCATGTATACGTATACTAGCCCTGTGTTATAATTGTTTAACCAATCTAACAAGTAAGCAGTAAATGGTTTCCAGATATCATAGTGACTACCAATTTTGCCAACTTCTACTGTAAGAGCTGTGTTTAGCATTAGCACACCTTGATTAGACCATCTTGCTAAATCCAGAGGTCTATCATAGAAAGGGTACATCTTCTGTGCTTCATCAAGAATAAATCTTAAAGAAGGTTGTTCTTTCTCAGAGTTACTACAACTAAAAGCTATACCATCAGCAACTCCCAACTGTGGATATGGATCCTGACCTACCATTACTACTTGTAGTTTGTCATATGGACACTCTTCAAATGCCCTAAATACTTGCTTTAATGGTGGAGTAAATCTTTTACCGCTTGTGCTTAATGTGTATAGATTATTTAGAATATCAGTAAACTCAGAACTAAATATAAAAGATTTAAAAATCCTACCCCAACCACTGGGCTCAAGTTGATTAAACAATTTTTGTTTAATCTCATCAATTTCTGGTTCTATTTTCATTTTTTTATTATTTTTGTTAAAACTATTTGTATGTCTAATAAGGTTAAAGAAATTAAAGACAATGCTCTTATTGAGATAAAACTTAATAAGACATTCTATCTAATGTTAAAGAAAACATTATTGTATGTTTTTAAGCAAGAAACTGATAATGATAAAATTACTGAACTTATCAAAAAAGTAACTGATAAAAACTCAGATAATGAAG